TGGGGAGATGGTTCACACCATCTTCTCATGTTTTAGTATTTTCTATAATTTAATTATAAGGCATACTAGATTCTTCCCTATTAGGCACTATCCCATACAGAGAGCGATCTCTGTATGGCGTAACCCCTATTACGGTCGAACTGGCCCTTATTCTTTTATTCAATATTATACTTAAAATCGTCTTTATTCAAGTATCGACGAATTTTGTTTCTATTAAATTCTTGAAACCCCCCTTTATATGTTTGTCTTCTACAGCTCTGTTAGCTGCTATATGTAACTCCTTATATCTGGAGTTTTCCTGTCTATCAATGTGAATCTCCCAATTTCACATTGACTATATTTATAAAACAATAAAATCAAAATAAAAAATCTTATATTTTTATGTTTATCAATGACTTTCATTTTTCATATTTTCATTCATTGAGAAAGCAATATAAAATCCCTTTAGAGGGTTTTAATTATAAACTAACTTAAAGCCGAGGATCATTTGATCCGAATTCCTCTCAGACGTAAAGTTCTCGTCTCACGATAGGTTAATTAGTATGTGTAAGATCATTACTTACATGTTTATTTTTAGAATTTTCTATAAATTTTATATTTATCACACTTTGTAAAAGCCAGAAGTGTCATCTGTTAAGATGTAAAACTTTAACTATCCCTGCTTGGGTGAAACAAAACAGTTTTTAAAAGCCAGAGTACGATAATATGAATACCGCGTTTTTAAATAAAGCTAATAAAATTGAAGTGCAAGATAAAGCTTGCACACAAGTTCCCAGTCATTACACTGATAATAATGATTATTTAAACTTTTTAAAAGTTTATAAATCTCATGGCATATTATTTGATATGCTTCAAGAAATTGATGTTGAAGACCTTCATAAATGTATTGTCTTCCTTTCAAATGAACATACCCCTTTATGGGTAATTAAACAACTTTTGTATGCTCGCGAAGAAAATTCCAAGAGCGCAAACGTTTCTACTCCACCTTTCGTCCAAGATTTTTGTGATGATATTACACAAACATTAGGTGATTCAAAAATTTATTGGTCCCCGCAATGTTCTTCTGAATTATCTTACGGTTTATTCGAACAGAATTCAGAAGATTTGTACGGTAATTTTAATCAAATTTTATCACCCGATCATGAATATTTGTGCCAGTGTGGCATTGATATTTGTGATATTCATGAATCTAACCGGAAGAGTGGTTTGTATGATCCTGAAGATTACAATACTTCAGGACATTATGAACCTATCTTTTCTGAACAAGATTTTCCCTTTTATGATTATACTCGTCGTGAATATGTTGTTCGTGGAAATTTTACCACCAATATATTTGGAGATAAAATTTTCCAAAATGATAAATATAATGTTCAATCTCTATATTCCACTTTGAAAACTATTCGAAGTCGTTTTAAAAATTTTGACCAAAAATTTATTGTTAAACTTATCGAAGATGTTATGATTTTTATCATGATGTCTACCGAAGAAGTTAAAGGTCTTGATCGTAAAACTACAGTTCTGAGAGCCGTTACGGTTTTCTTAAAATGTCGTTATAATGATTCGGCCTTTAACATTTGCAAAGATAAAATTTTTCCAATTTTTGCTAAAATTTGGGACACGTATTCTCCACAATCGGGGGATTTTTTCTCCACGTCGCGAGAATTTCTTAATACATACAAAAATGTTTGTACAAGTGAACTTTCTGTTAAATTGTATAAATGTACAATGTACCTATTGAGTATGTCCCTCTTTGAACAAGTTGGCATTTCCATGGATTATCTTGGATATACCAAATTGGAACAAGTTGCTCTGAAAAAGAAATTTTATAAAAAAAGTGATTTTCTTTATGTGATCTCTGATACTGTCCTTTTCATTTTAGAACGAGGTTATCAAGTTTATGTAACTGGAGATATTACTACTATCTTTCACAGTGGTGGTACTTATAAAGAAATTTATGATAAATGCCGTGATTTGCAACGTAAATCAGTATTATTATCAAATCCGGAAATTCACGGTTTTTCTGAAAGTGAATTTCGATCCGATCTTGATAATATTATTGAGAAGTTATCAAATATTGATAAACATTCATTTCGATTAGATAAGAATGACAAATTAGTTATTAAATCTACACTGAATGATATGCTTATGATGAGAGATGATCTTAATACTCAATCTGCTGCTCGAAAGGAGCGCAAAGCGCCATTTGCTTTGGAAATCTTTGGAGATTCGGGTATTGGAAAAACCACTATCACCAATATAATTTGCACGTATTTCGCTAAACTTGAAAAACTACCCATTGGGTCAGAATTTCGATATACTCGTAATCCTGCCGCCAAATTTTGGGATGGTTTCACTTCATCTTGCCACACTGTTGTGTTGGATGATGTGGCTAATGAAGACCCTGCGTTGGGTGACCCCAAATCTTTGAATGAGATTATTCAAATTATTAATAGTGCCGCTTTTTGTCCTGATCAAGCAGCATTAGATATGAAAGGTCGAACACCTATGCGTGCTAAGTTAGTTGTAGGAACAACTAATGTTAAGAATTTAAATGCTTATCATTATTTCACTTGTCCTTCAGCTGTACAACGCCGTTTTCCTTATATTGTGACTCCTACAGTTAAGGAAGAATATAAAGATGATCGTGGAATGTTGAATTCTTCTAAAGTTGGAGTTGTTGGGCCTTATCCTGATCTTTGGAACTTCAAAGTTGAGGTAGTGAAACCTGTCCCTATAAGTGAAGGAAAGAGATTAGCTGTCACCGAAGTTATTCTTGAAGATGTTTCTCTTGCACCTTTCCTTGAGTGGTTAGGTACCGCAATTAGAAGTTTTAACGAAGATCAGACTAAAGTTCAAAATTGTATTAATGAAATGCAAGCTGTTGAACTATGTATGATCTGTGAATTACCAGATGTACTTTGTAAATGCAAAGTGCAGTGTGGGGAAGAAACTGCATGCATTTTGTTGATCACTTTCGCATTTATGATTTATAATTACGCGCAAATAAATAAAGTTCTTAAGTACATGAGATTATATCGAAAATATCGACAACAATTAAATGTTTTAGAATATCATAGTCACCAACTGATCACTTCTGTATATGATTCCGAAAAATGGTCTAATATGGGAAATCGAATGATGATGAGCTTGAAACAGCCCATTATATTTACCACATTGGTTACTGTAATTGGTGGAGCTTGTGGTTTGTATAAAATATATACAACTATGCATCCTCAATCTGGAACCGATGTTGGAGTTCGTCCTGTTGATGAGCTTGAGAAGAAAGAGAATGTATGGTATAATAATGATATTGATTTATGCCCAGCTAATTTTTCTCGTGAAAGTTCCTCGTCTAAGAATATGGAATTTACAGACTTTTGTAAGAAGATTTCTGCTAATACTATACATATTTCTATTGATATTGAAGGTACAACTACCCGACGTGTTGGTAAAGCTTTATGTCTCGGAGGTCATGTTTATCTAACCAATAATCATAATATACCTGATATTACATGCACTTACATGAATATCGTGCGAACGACATCAAAAGGTGTTGGATCAAATATGAAAGTATTATTATCTGATGCTGATGTTCATCGTGTTCCTGAGAAAGATTTAGCTTTTATCATTCTTCGTGAATTACCACCTGGAAAGAAGATTACTCAATTCTTTAAACTAGGTGATGCTAATGGTATATTCAATGGTTGTTACATAACTCGATTAAGTAATGGTGATGTGAAATATCGTAACGTTAAGAAGATTAAGCGAACTCAAGAAAAGAAATTTAATTTTTCCAAGTTGAATATTGATGCTAAAAATTTTCTTTGGGGAGGTAAAGTCTCCGAATTTACCGATAATGGTGACTGTGGATCACCTTTGGTTATCCAGAGTTCCTACGGTTACAGTATCGTGGGATTACATTTCTTAGCACATGATGCTGATAAATCGAGTATTTATGCTTCTGATGTTGATGGTTCTTTTTTAACTGAAGTTTATGATCGTTTATCACAATATTCGGTAGCGAGTGGAGACTTTCGGATGATTAATTCTACTTCAACTGATCGAAAGGTTGGTGATTTACATAAGAAATCTGTTTTCCGATACTTAGACGAAGGTAATGTTCATCTCTATGGATCTTTTACCGATTTCCGAGGAAAAAGTTCCTCTCGTGTTGAGGAATCGCCAATGGCTCCATTACTTCGTTCAGAAGGTTATGAAATTAAATTCACCAAACCTGAAATGAAATCATGGGTACCCTGGCACATTGGTGCAGCAGATCTTGTAAAACCTATACATGAATTTGACACTGCTATAATCAATGAGTTTGTAACAAGTTATGTTGAAAACGTTACCAATAAAGTTGATATCAACGAATTAAAGGAAATGTTGTTGATATTAGATGATTTCACGGCAATTAATGGTGCTTGTGTTACCTACATCGATAAGATGAACCGCAATACTAGCGCTGGTAATCCATGGAAGAAATCTAAAAAGTATTTTCTTAAAACCATTGCTCCAATTCACGGAATGATGGATCCAGTTGAACTTGATGATGAAATAATGGACCGTGTTTGCGATATTATTGAAATTTACAAATCTGGTAAATGTGTACATCCAAATTTTTGTGCTCATTTAAAAGATGAACCTGTATCTTTCAAGAAAGCAAAAATTGGAAAAACCCGTGTGTTTACTGGTGCACCAGTTGATTGGTCTATTGTGGTACGTAAATATTTACTATCTTTTACAAGAGTATTGCAGACTAACAGGATGGCATTTGAAGCTGCTCCTGGGACTGTTGCCCAATCTCTGGAGTGGCAAGAAATGTATGATTACATTATTGTACATGGTAAAGATCGTATTGTTGCTGGTGATTACAAAGCTTTTGATAAGAAAATGAGCCCTAAAGAAATTTTGGCTGCATTTGATATTATCATTCATTTTTGTGAACTTTCAGGAAACTATACTGTTGAAGATGTACTTGTAATACGTGGTATTGCTGAAGATACAGCTTTTGCCGTAGTTGATTATAATGGAGATTTAATCCAATTGTTTGGTTCCAATCCCTCCGGAAATCCTCTTACAGTTATATTGAACAGTATTGTTAATTCATTGCGCATGCGATATGTTTATAGATTGTTGAATCCAAACAATACTGTCATGGATTTTGCTGATAATGTAAGCTTAATGACGTATGGGGATGATAATATTATGTCTGTATCATTGCTTTGTGATTGGTTTAATCACACAGCAATTGCAACTACATTCAAAACTTTGAATGTTGGATACACAATGGCAGATAAAGAAGCCATTAGTATACCTTTTATCCATATTGATGATGCGTCCTTCTTGAAGAGGACGTGGCGCAAAGATGCGGTAACAAACTGTATGATGGCACCCTTAGATCATGATTCGATTGAAAAGATGTTAACAGTCTGGAACCGTTCCAAATCTGTTACTATCGAATATCAAGGCATTGCTGTTATTTCCACGGCATTGCGCGAATACTTTTTCTATGGCGAAGACGTATTCGAAGAAAAACGCCGAATGCTCAAAAATCTTGTTATTAAATTACAGTGGGAAGATTGGGTTGAGGAATCAACGTTCCCTAGTTATTCCGATCTCCTTCATCAATTCCAGATGAATTCTCGTCATTGTGCAAGCTATGCCAATTATTTTGACGAAAATTTATCATCCTCTCATACTGCACAGTGTGGAACATCATTGTACAACCCTGTGCTACAGTATGAGGATCTGCTTACCCGTAGTAGATTTTTACATA